ATACCCACTACCTTATACTTCGACGCGGTGGTATCGTAAGTCAGGATTCGAAAGTTTTTACCTTTTAATGTTGCCATATCGTTTCTTAATCTTTAGTGGTTAAATCGACGCGCAGGGAGTACTCGCCCGTTTCGGGATGACGGCCAACGGCTCCGGCTCCATAGTGGCATTCGGCAGGTATGTTGTCAACCATTTCTGCCAATTCCTCCCGCGTGTTAGCGGTCAGCGTGACGGTGCCGTTAAGCAACAGCTCAGCCACGTATGCGGGCTGGTTCTGCTCCTGATTCTGCTCGTCGATAGTCTTTTCTTTAGTCTTGTTCATTGTCAATGTCTGTTTCAGATGGTACGGTACATTGATAAGAGAGCTGCTGATAGTAGCAGGGTTTCATCCAGTCCCAGGCTATGCCGTTGCTCGAAAGCGAGTCAAGTTCCGGGATGCATCCGTCGGTCGCAGACATTAAGATAATATGATTTTCGACGGCACGACGAACCATGCGTATCAGACGCTTCACCTCCTTTGGGGAATCAGCAGCCACATCGACAGTCACCTGTACACGGTCTTCACCCGACTCCCATACGCAATCCTTCGTGCCGACTTGGTTCTGAAAACCGTCGTCGGTCACGATGATGTTTGGCAGAGGGGTATTGTCCGCTTCGGCTGGCGGTACCTCGAAACAGGTCGAGACCACACGGGAGCCGATGGCTTCCATGAGGGCTGTATCTGCACAGATAGCGTCGTAGATTATCTCATCAACTGATTTCATGTTGCTGCTTTAGTTTAAGGGAAACCATCGGGCAGTCAGCCTTTGCCGGTGCATCGGAGCCGCCCGATGGTCTGAGAAACTATGTTTCCAGAAAGAGGGTGCGAGAGATTTTACGCGCTGGGGTTCACGACCTTGAACAGGGCGAAGGCCTGGGGCTTGCCGCTTTCGTTGCCTCCGTTCACGAGATGAGAGAGCTCCGTGATGGAAATCTCAGTCGAGAAGACGATGACGGTCTTGTTCTGCTTAGCCACCTGAGCACTTGTTGCGTCAACGGTCTGACGAACCTCGCCGTGCTGCTGGATGGGCAGGTACTGGAAGAGACCGATACCGATGTACTCGTCGGTGTCCTTCACGTACTCCTGCTCGCCGTTCAACGTGTAGTTGATGTGCTTGGTGGAGACGTAGGGGTGACCGCAGAGCAGGCCGTCCTCGATGATGGGGTGAGCAGCCACGCCGTTGCCCTCGTAGGTGTGCTTCAGCTTGGCCTCCATCTTCGGAGAGATGACTACGCAGCCCTCGTCGTCGAAGCCGAGTTCAGCGATGTCGGCAAACTTCTCGTCGATCTGAGCACCGATGGTGTTGTCGAGAGTGATGGTACCAGGAGTAACCAGTGAGAAGGCTCCCTTGTTACCGTTCCAGTCAGCATGAGAGTAGTTCTTCTTGGCGAAGTAGATAGCCCAAGCCTTCTGAATCTTGTAGAGCACGAATGCCACGAGGTCGAAGGCGGCGTTGTCGATGGCCTTGTTAGACACAGCGACAGAGAGAGACACACGGCGGCTCTGCACCTTGATGTTGTCGAAGTCGAGAGCCTGGTCGTTGATAGCTTCGATTTCGCCTACCTCCTCCATCTCAACGTCGTTGATGCTGTAGGGATAGAGCTCGTCGCCCTCAACGCCGGTGACGAACGACTGACCGACGGGACGGCCCAAACCGTTCACCTTGGTGTCGAGGATGTCCTCGATGTAGAGGTTGATGGCACCTGACTCGGTGATAGACGAACCGTCGGGGGTTGACTTCGGAGCCAGGGTGGTGGTGGCATCCTCGCGCTTCTGGCGAACGCCCTGCAAGTACTCGCGGTACTGCTTGTTGCGGTCGATGTTCTCGCGGAGCTCGGCAATGGCTGCCTCGTCCTTCGAGTTCATGATCTCACGGTGGTTCTCCTCCAACTCGTGCTTCAGTTCAGCTACTTCGCGCTTCTCGGCCTCTGTGTAGTCCTCGCGCTTCTCTTTTTCCATCTGTAGGTAGATGGCACCCATGCGGCTCTGAATCTCGCGGTTGCGAGCGGCCAGCTTTGCTAATTCCTTTTTAGTCATAACTGTTAAAACTTTAAGGGGTTAATAAATAGAATCTTCAATCTCCATGTTCTGTAGAGCCAGGCGGTTGCGACGCATACGCATCACGGCCACGGCCTCACGTTCTTTCTGCTCACGCTCTGCCAGTTCGCGGGCTTCCTGCTCCTCCTTGGCTTTTGCCTCTTCCTCGGCCTTCTTCTTGGCCTCCTCTTCGGCACGCTTGGCTTCATCGTCGTCGCAGGCGCGAAGTTTAGCCTCCAGAGCGTCGTTCAGTTCGCGGGCTTCGATAGTGGTCTGCTCGTAGGCAGGATGTCCGGCAATGGTTACGTCGTACAGGCCAGTGACCTTCTTGACGTGACGCAGCCAAACGACCTTGCCACTTGCAGCACGCTCGCTGGTCTTCTCATATACCACGCCGTTCACGTTGTCCTCCTCGTCGGCAGTGAATGCGAACGACATACCGCTGATGTCGCCTCTCTCGATACCGCTCAACAACTCGTCGGCAATAGAAGTCTCGGCCAGAGTGCAGCGAATCTTCAAGCCGCGCTGGTCAAGTTCAAGGGTCAATGTGCCTTTGCCCATACGCCAGCGTCCGAGGATCATCTGGTTATTGTGGAAGGCTGTCAGCACCACATCTGAGCGACTGAGCAGGTCTTGCGTAATGCTACCCGGCTCCATAATCTCATAAACCTCGCGGTCACTTGACCACGGTGTGAGATTGACGCTCCTCACACCAAACACGACGGCATAGCCCTCGACGGTGCGGCTCTTCTGCCCGTCCTCGGCCTCACGAACATGGAGGTCGGCGACTTGCATGGTGATTTCGCGTTTCAACTTTTTATCCATATCTCAATTCTTGAAAATGTTATCTACTATACCCCCGTTTTAGTATCTGGGGTTTACTGCGCGATGCAGATGCTTCTCGCGCTTCTTTCTCTGTTGCTGAATCTCGCGCTCCAGGGTTTCGATTTCCTCTTTTGTCGGGTTTGGTGTCATAACTTTATCGCTTTTGGTTACTATACTTTTCCACTTTGGTTTACTATACTCAACCGCTTGGGTTTTCTATGCTAAACCGCTGCGGTTTTCTATACTAACTTCATGCGGTTTCCTCGCCCTCCTTTGGCGGTTCTCCTACAGTGTAGTTGCCAGGCTTCAGCTGGGTGCTTGCGTCGGCTTTCGCCAGCAGAGCCTTCAGCGTCATGAGGTTGGCACTCGCCATTGGCTCGTCGCCATTCTCCACGGCAGGCATGTCGTGCTCGGCACGCACCTCGTTGATGGTCTTCGCACCCGTCTGGAGGTTCAGCATGTCCACCTTCGCCTGCGTCTCCTTGTCCATGCGGAGCAGTGGCTGTTCGCACAGGTGGAAGCGGTGCTGACCGTAGTCGTAGATGCTCAGGAACTTGCGGAAGCACTCAGCCTCCATCTCGGCTCCGTCGGGGGCTATCGTGCGACTCAGATACTCCATCGTCGCGTTGGTGTAGGTGGTGTAGTGCGAGTTGGTGTCCATCATCAGCAGCGGGCGCGGGGTAGCGTAGAATCGGGCCACGTCGTCGTGCGACATGCCCAACATTTCTATCATCTGCATATCCTGCGCTGAAAGGCTCAGGTTCTGGAACTTATCAAGCCCGCGTAGCACATTAATATCCTGCTGATAAACCTTTTCGTTGACCTCCTTAGCGTAGGCTTCCATTTCGGATTTGTCGAACAGTCCGGCAGCGATGGGCGAAACCGTCTTGCTGGTGTCCTCTCCAATGAATCCCTTCACGCGGCCACCCTTCGCAGCCGTTTCGAGAGCCAGACGGCCCTCGGTCTTGATCAGACTCAGCGTGTCGAAGGCAAAGCGGAGCGTCGAGAGTCCCCAGAAGCCGTTGCGCTCGCGGTAGGTGTTCGGGAAGTGCAGCACGTCCTCGCGTGGTGCAATCTTATTCTTCACGATGCCCTTGTCGCCCATGTAGGTGATGACATAGGTGTTCGTGCCGAGGTTGTAACCGCCGCACTCTGCCAGCCACAAGTATTTCGGCTCACCCAGCTCGTCGCGCTCGATGTACACAAAGCCGTTGCCAAGCATCAGACGGTTCACCGTCACCTGCTCCCACAGTGACTGCGCCGACATCATGGGGTTCGGCTCGACCTGCAACAGATAGTTCAGACGGGTGCCAAACGACACGTTGCCGCCGCGAGGCTTCTGCACGTCCATCACGAAATTGCCGCCCTCACGGTCGCGCACCTGGTATTGCATCTGCATCTGCCCGATGGTCTTCGCCCTCAGTTCCACGGCACGATAGACCGCCGAGACGGTCAACGCCACTCGCGGATGACGGGCCGACACAATGCGCTCCTCGAACGAGCCGCCCTTCACGTCCTGCTTGTTGGTCGGATGGTTCGGGTCGGTCGTCACGGGAATGCCTGCCCCCGTCTGTTGCTGCGGTGTCAGGCTCTCGCGCTTATTGAACCAGTTTGAAAAAAATCTATCCATAACTATTTGCCTTTTCTATTCGTGCGCTTCGTGGTCTTGGGTTTACCAGCAGATTCGACAGGCTTTTCATCTGCCTTCTTTGGCTCTGGCTTCACGAAATTGGGGTCTTCCACAGCCTCCCAGCGTTTCAAGTCGCGGGTGTCGATGGTCTTGTACGTCTTGCCGCTCAGCTTGCTCTTCAGCAGCCAGCCGTTTTCAGCAGTCAGTCGCCATTGCTCTCTGCCCTGCTCCGTCTTTGCAATATGTTCCATAATTCGTTCTGTTTGTGGTTGTCTGAAAATCAGCGGACGCATCATTTCCTCTTTCTCGGCAGTCCGCTTGTTTACCGAGAAGAAATTGCGGTCGTTCTGCTGGATGATCTGCTGCGTGTAGAGCGCGTCACCGTGATAACCGCGAGAGAGTTTCACGTTCACCCATTCCTCGGCGGTCTTCGTCCAGTAGTGGTCGAGCCAGATGAGCGAATGGTCTATATCGGCAAAGGCACTCTGTTCGGTGCGCTTGCCCTGCGCGTTGATGCAATAGAGGTTCGGTTTCTTCGGGCAGTGCGGATTATGGCCCGTGAACGACATAGTAATACCGCCGCGAACCATGCTCTTGATGTGGCGGTTCTCAGGAAAGTCGTACTTCACGCACTGGTCAATCTTCATCGGCTCCGTGAATCGCTCCTGCACGGGTCGCGGGTCGTAGTGTACGAGGCCGTTGTCCGTCATCAGTCGCCAATTCACCAGCAGCACACTGCCCGCCGTGTATCGCTCCATGAAATCCTCGATGTTCTTGCCTTCGAATCTCAGGAACTCGTCAATATCGAAAAATCCTATCCACGCATATTCGTGTCCGTGGCGGTTGTAGCAGTCGTTGTAGGCAGGGCACTGCGCAAACTCGCGGTCGTGGTAGTCGTTCAGTTCAACAAAGCCCTCGTCGATGTAAGGCTGCACCACGTCCTTCAACTTCTCCTCGCCCTGGTGATAGTTGTCGTAGAGAAACACCTTCGCCACGCCGATGCTCTTGTAGTAGTCCAGCCACTCACAGATGTAGCGGTTCTCCTGACGGGCGATGGCACAGATGGCCACCTTCCTGATGCCCAACTGACGGGGCGACGGCTTCCACAGGTCGGCGTGCTGATTGAGCCACATGCGGCCCTCGGCTTCCTTCTCCTTCTTCCACGATGCACTCCACAGGTGCTCAATGCGCTCTATGATGTTCACCTGTCGCAACTTGCCTTCAGGATGGTTGCGGATGTCTTCAAGGAACGAGGCCCCCGTGTCGTACCAGCAGTTCTTCTTGCCGTTCAGGATAGCCCAGCAGCGGCCACCATCGTAGTAGTGGATGCCCAGCCTGCGGCACTCAGGCGCATTGATGTAGCAAAGAAACGGCATCAGCCGCTGCACACCCTCCGGGTTCTGCCAGCCGTTGTCAACGTGTCCCACGGCGGTCACCGTCTCGTCAAACATATCGTCGATGGGTTGCTTCAGCAGAATGTCCGAATCGCAGAGAATGAAAGGCGCGTCCATATTCTGCACCAGCCAATCCACACTCATCATGTGTTTCGCGCTGCCGAAATGAGCCGACCGGCTTTCCACGTCGTTACGCTTCCGTGGCCACTTTGCCAGTTCCGCGTCGAAGTCCACCAACTGCCCCCGTGAGTTGTCGATAATCTCCACGTCGCCAAGAGCCTTCCGCGTCTGCTCGTCAGCCAACAGCCCTATAAACGGCCTCGCCTCACGGCTCTCCCCATGCGCCAACTTAGCATCGCACGAGTTCTCGAAGATGACCACGCGATAGTCCCCTCCACCCTGTTTCCTGATGGAGAGCACCGCCGCCTTCGTCAGCTCGGGGGTGTTGTAATGCACTATACAAATAGTCTTTTTCATTCGCTTTCGTTTTCTGTTGGTTCTGGTGTAGGTTCTGGATCGGGTGTCGGCTCAGGGCCAGGCGTTGGTGTCGGAGTCGGTTCAGGTTCCGGCGTAGGCTCCACGATGTTCACCTGCTGGTTAGCCAACTCCGTGGCAGTGATCTGAATCTGATTGTCCTGGTAGTCGTCGTTAAAGGATGTTATCTGGTACCACTTGCCTTTGAACTTCAGCAGGCACCAGCGGTCAATGTTCGCGTTGTACCTGCAACGGAACATCACGGTGTCGTAAGCATCCAGCGCACCTTCACGCATAGCTTTCGAGCCCTTATTGAACGTTTCCCCAAACCAGAACGTGCCAAGTATTTCGTACTTCGGCTGTCCTGACTTGCCGAAGGTCGCCGTGTCGTCAGCAGCTCTCTTTGCCACCTGGACGCGATATTTCATCATGCCTGCTGAATATGCCATAATTTACCTTTTCTTATCTTGCAAATCATGGTCGTGGGTTTACTGAAAACAAAAAGGGGAGCCGCTGCTCCCCGTCACTTAACTAAAATCAAATAACCATTATTAAAAACACATCTCTTTTATGTCAATGCACCAGAGCCGGTGAAGGTGAACGTACCTTGTGCGAGGTTTCCCGTTGGGTACTCTGCATCCACGGCCGAGAGCAGGGCGGTGCCAGTCACCTTGTTCGTGGTCGAGCCATATTCATTCATGGTGACATCAAACATCTGCCCCACCTTCAGCACGTCCTTCACCTGACTGCCACTGAGCACCAGATAGCGCACCGTGAGCGACCACGACTTGCGGCCTGCAACCACCTCCACCCAGTCTTGCTGCGTGCTCGATGCCTTCTCTATCACGCCGCATTGCGACTTGATTGATTGGCTCTTTATCCTTGTGTTGGCCAAGGCAACGCCGCCCTGACTCAACGTCAATATCACGTCTTTACCTGTCATATCTCGTTCTTTTAATTATTGATTCTTAAAGAATGCCAACTCGCCCCTGCCCGAACGCTTGCCCCAGCGATCTACCGACAGGGCTATGGTCTCGCCCTCCAAATGGCCGCTGATGCTGATATTCTTCATGCCGCCATTCTCCAGCGTGCCTGCGAGGGCTTGCTGTTGAAAGCGGTTGAGCACCATTTCGCCGCTGTTGAGCATGGCTGGCACCAAGTCACCGCTAAAGTTGTTGCCTGGCACCATGAAGCCACTGGCAGCATGAACCACACCACCTCGGGCAAATGGAATGATGGCATCGGCACTTGAAATGAGCTGGATGGCTGTTACAATAGTCTGAATGGCTGTCAGGATGGTGGTGATGCCTTGCAATCCACCGACCACGGCACTGAAGCCGTCGCCAAGGTCGATGCCCATCTGTTGGAATCCGCTCTGAATACCACCAAGACCGCCTGAAAGTTTACCGAAGCCGTCCATGAGGTATTTCTTTTCATCCTTGCCCTGCTCCTTGCTGATCTGCTTCACGATGTTGGCCATGCCCTTCGACACCACGTTGGGGTCGTTCAGCTGGTCTTGTATCTTCTTGTTCTCAGCATCCGTAGCCTTGTTGGTTGCATCGCTGATGCTGGCGGGCACGTCTTTCAGCTCGCCCTTCAGTTCCTTCACTTTGATGGTCAGTTTGCCAATCTGATGCTGTAGGGCCTCCCATTCCTCATTGGTGGTGACATCCTTCTGTGCAGAACGAAGCTCGGTTAGTTCTTTTTCGTAAGCTCCGATGCTACCTACCGCGAATGTGCGTTCGGTTTTTCCTCCTTTGCCGCCACCACTTCCGCCACCTACCTTTGCATTCAGCACACGGGTCAGCTGCTTGTCTATCTGTGCTATCTCAGTGGCCGTACGTTGGGCTTGCGCTCCAAGAGCCTGAAGGTTTTGAAGTTCCGTATCATTAAGAGCACGGAGGGCTTCACCCATTTTTTCTTGTGGTGTCTGGGCAAAATATACGGTTGTGTATGAACCTTTACTGCCTGGTGTAATTCCAGGAGTATATCTTTGAGATGTTCCAGTAGGTTGTACATTTTTCAATTCTTCGTATGTGCCATACGAACCACTCAATGCCTGCTCCAGATTCAGTGCTGGTACACCTCTTTCGGCTGCAAGTTTATAAATTGCTTTGACGTATGCCTCCTGCTCTTTTTCTTGCCTATCGCTCAATTCTTTTTTCAAGGCATCGGCTGCGGCCTTCACATCCTCTTTTGTGCCTTTTTTACCACGATAGTCGGCAATAGCCTCTGTAAAGCCAGTGCGCGTTTTTTCGATATTTATCTGATTAAAGGCGTTGTAAGTATTCAGCGCATCGAGTGCATCGTATGCGTCACGGGCCGCTTCTGCGATTCTTCCGATGT